TTCTCTAATCATTTTGTTATATTGTAACTCTTTTAATGTGCCTACAATAGCCACTCGCATAACTACAATAAACCCTATGGCTATTATTAACCCCTCTACACTATACATTTAAACCCCGCTCTTTCTCTCTTAGAATAATTTCTAATACTTGTTCTCTAACAAAACTATCAATAGAAAATTTGTTATAATAACCTACGCTATTAAATGCCCTTAATCTTTCTATGTCTAAAACTTTTATAATAGTTTCTAATATTTTATCTTGTGTAAGATTTTCACAATCTTGATAAAAATTCTGTATGTAAGCAACACCTTCTATTAATGAAAGTAAATCGCCTTCAACTTTAAAATTATCTAAATCGTATTTAGTTTCTATATTTATTTTACTCATTTAATTAACCTCCCTTAAAGTGTTATTTCTTTTGTAATATCTTTTTCTGTAACTGTAATTTCATAATTGTAATCTTGTAAATCTTTCCAATTTTTCTTTACAATATCCTTAAAAATATTATCACTTCTTTCATTAACTACAACCTCTTTAAAAGGTCTATCATCAATATATATTTTATAAATAACCATTTTCTTAACCTCCCTTTAGTGCCTAACCTTTAAACACTACAAGCAGTACACAACAAGGAAAATGTACTGCCTAACTGTTTAATTGAATAGATTTAAACTATCTAAATTGAGTTTTAACCCGTTCTCTAGTCGGTCTAATTCACTTCTAGCAGTCTTATAATCTTTATATCTAACTACTTCATCATTAATACGATAATGTTTAATAGTCTTATCAAGTAATAATATTTTATATTCTTTTTCATCTGTATCAAACCCAGCTTGTACTTCTTCTATAAGAATAGTAAAAAGATCTTCAATCTCATAAGGTCTATAACCGTATTTGCTAAAGATATTACTATTACTTGTATCTTCTTTATGTACAAATAAAACTCTTTTAATTTTAGAATTAAAGAATTTTACTGTACTAGCACTAAAATAATAACTATTTAATTTAATCATTGAATGCTCTTTAATATAAGTGCAGTCAATTTTATCTGGTCTAAATTGCATAGTATTATTATTTTCTTTTATTGTTGTAGTTTCCATTACTCCCCCTTATTTCTTTTTATACAATTATTGCATATATCTTGTTCGCCATCACTTTTAAAATAGTATTGGCAATATCCACACAGTGTTACACCATCCATTAAATCAACATTACTACTTTTATCGTCCATAAAGTCCTGGACTGTTATCCGTTCGCCTAGTTTCATTACTTCTCCCTTTATAGTTTGTAACCTTTAGGTTACTACATACTTGTTATATGTATAGTATTTCTTTTAATTTCTTTTATTGGTTAAGGATAACCTGGAGATAATCTTATCTAACTTATCTCATTCAAAACCATACACCCCATATTATTCTAAAAAATATATCCTATGTTTTACAGAATGCTTTATTTCTAGGGTATTTTGAATTAAACCTTATAAACACTAAGGAAAAAAAGATGTCCTATAATCTATATTATGTTGCATTAGTCAATAGAAGTGCATAGTTAAAGCTGACAGGGTGCCCTAGCGTAGCGTAACACACCAGTAAATCCTTGGAAACTTTTACTAAGAAATATGCACTGTCTTGGTAGATAAACTACAGTTATTAAGACTGCTTATACAGTAATAAGTATTATCCCTGATCTGTTTGAGTGGTTGTTTACACTCTGTGCATTTCATACTGTTTATTCTACTTGTATATCTTTTATTGTGGTTCTAACCCTGTGTCACTCCCTCCCAAAAACCAGAATGAACTCAATTAAGTAACATTTAAATATGTGAAGTAATAGGCTTTTACCCTAGTTACTATGGTCTAGCTAATCCACTTTCCCTTTAGTGTTGATCCAACATATCTTTCCTAAGAGCTAGAGAAATGTTTTGTTTGTTGTTGTCATAATATCACAGGATAACTAATATGCAAGTACCTGGAAACACCAGGTGCTGCGTATGAGGATACGCTTCAATTTATGAAAGAAAGAGAGCTTAACATCTAACAATGGTGGGATGGAAAGGTTTGTGGATTTCATATTTTTCATTACAGTAAATGGACAGACTGTACGGCAAGAGAACCTAGAGCAATCTAGGTTTTTTTGTTTATTGACTTAGTTTTTGATTTAGTATATAATAAAGTATCAAAACACTTCCCTGTTTGTGATTAACCAAAAATCCCTAGTTCTTCTAGGGTATGGTACGATAACTTTATGAAAGATATATTGGTAGCAGACTGCGACAAATGTTTATCTCCTTACTGGGATGAAACAGGATCAGGACTATGTCCTAACTGTGAATAAAAAAATTTTTTTTACCCCAATGGATCTTGTAAATCACTAGGAGCTTGTCTGCCTTTTATTCTTGGATATGATCTGGGTTTATGATTATTACAGTGCCGAAACTTATTGTATTTAGAAATAACTGTGTTGCATTCCTTGTGAACGCAGACTCTTCCACTACTATATGTTGTAGAGGGTTTATGATTAGGATATTGCTTTCCTTTGATATAATCACTCATACAAGATATAGTATAGGAGATATAATGCCGAAAAAAGGTTACAGCCCTAAAAAAGGGATGAAAAAAAATAAAGTTAGAAAGAAAAAATAATGGCTGAATGGCGAGGAATGAAAGTGAAGTTAAATTCACCTAGCCCTATATCAAAGGGTGAGCCTGGCTATGGTCGTAAGAAGTCTAAGGTCTTTGTAATGAAAAATGGGAAAGTCAAGAAAATAATGTTTGGCGACCCTAATATGAAGATTAGGAAAAACAATCCTAAAGCTCGTGCTTCTTTTCGTGCTAGACACAAATGCAGCACAGCTAAGGACAAAACATCTGCACGATATTGGTCGTGTAGAGCTTGGTAAGGAGAGAGAATGGCTAAAGTAAGTTGGATGTATGGTGGCAAAAGATATAGTGGCACCTTGATCCCTAGTAGAGAAACAAAGACACATAGGTTTGCTAGAACAGAAAATGGAAAGATAAAAAAACTTCCTAAAAATAAAAAATAAATAATGGCTGAACGCAAACAATGTAGCAATACAGGTTGTGAAAAAAAATTTACTATTAAGAATGGTAATAGTCGTTATTGCTCAACCCAATGTTCTAATAGAGCTAAATACAAACGAGCTAAAGAGCGTGAGCGACTAGAAGCTATAAATAAACTAGATATAAACGAAACAACATTAAATCGTGGTGAACACTATAAAGACTATGTAAAAAATTATGCAAGTCTTGTAGAACAAAAAACAATATCACAATCTGATGTAGCACGACTTATAGGCGTAGCTAAAGATATAGTTAACAAAATGCACAATGCTTATCGCATAGATAAGACTAATGCAGAACAACGAGAAGATTGGACAACACCACAAGAAGCTATTGAGTCACTACAAAAGTTTGAGGATTTTAGAGATAGGTACTTTCAAACAGAAACTGGAGATAAGTACGAAACAGCAGATTTTCACCAGAGATGGATTCAATCTATTTTAAATGCTATTGATGAAGGTGGAGAACAGATGATTCTTAGTCCACCACGACACGGCAAGACTGACCTACTTACACACTTTGCTATATGGCAGATATGTAGAAATCCTAATGTCAGAATTATGTGGGTAGGTGGTAACGAAGAGATTGCAAAGAATGCAGTAGGTGCTGTTGTTGACCACTTAGAACATAACGAAAAACTTATAGAGGATTTTTGTGGACCAGGAGCTACATTCAAACCTAAGAATAGATCAGGTAAGTCTTGGACATCTGGTCAGTTTACAACTGCTACAAGAACAGTTACTGGTATTAAATCACCAACTATGGTTGCTGTCGGTAAAGGTGGTAAGATTCTTTCTCGTGACTGTGACTTAATTATTGCTGATGATATTGAGGACCACGGAACAACTGTACAACCTAGTGCTAGAGAGCAGACTAGGCAATGGTGGACAACAACACTTTCTAGTCGTAAAGAAGAACATACAGCTATTGTTGTGATTGGATCAAGACAGCATCCTGAAGATTTATATAACTTTCTTTTAGAGAACCCAGAGATGACAACGATTGTAGAAGAGGCACATAGTACGGAGTGTGTACTGCCAGAAAACGAAATTGAGTTACATTCTGACTGTATGTTATGGGCAGGAAAACGTAGTTACAAATGGTTATTGTCAAGATTACACGCAGCTGAAACTACAGGTGGTAAAGCTATCTTTGAGATGGTGTATCTCAACAAAGCATTTGTAGATGGTATAACAATGTTTGATGTAGAAGAGATAGATGTTTGTAGAGATGTAAATAGAGTTGTAGGGCAGGTACCTGCTGGAACACATTTGATAGCAGGACTTGACCCAGCTTCTACAGGTTATCAGGCTTGTTTCTTATGGGCTATAGATTCTGATTCAGGAAAACTTTATATGGTTGATATAGAAAATCAAGAGGGTGGTGGTGTTATACAAGCTAAACAAACGATAAAGAAATGGCACGAGATGTATGGACTTTCACACTGGGTTATTGAAGAGAACGGTTTTCAAAGAGCGATACGACAAGATAAAGATTTAAAAGATTACTGTTCAAGAACAGGTATATATCTTGAAGGACACCAGACACAAAAAAATAAATTTGACCCTATCTTTGGCGTTGGAAGTATGAGAGAATTATTTAAGGAACAATTAATAAGTTTGCCTTATGGTAGTGCAGAAAGCGAAACAAAGAGTAATATATATCGTAGGCAACTAATTTATTTTTCAACTGGTGCTAGTAAGCAATCAGGTAGAAATAATAAGTCAGATGTTGTTATGGCTTCTTGGTTTCCAATGAAAGTTATAAGAAGAATGCAAAAAGAAAGATTAGCTGAAGTAGGATTAGATTATGAACCAAGTTTTGGAGAATGGGATATAACAGATATGAATGAAAGTCCTTGGAGTTAAATGACACCTGAACAAATACAGTTTGCAATAACACAATTACATTTTGATAATCAAAGTGCGTACTCTACTAGAGGTCGTATTCGTGCAATTATGAATGGTGGACCTGATGGTATACAGGCTTTACTCGGTGATAACTTAAAAGGTTTTCAAGACTGGCAAGTACCTGTACCAAACCTTATGATGTCTGGACTAGAACACTTGGCACAAAAGATTGGTCGTATTCCTAACCTAAAGGTAGATGTACCTAATGGTAAAGATAGCGATAGAGCAAGACAGAAGGCTGAAAAAGTTGGAAGGATTGTTAATGCGTATGATGAGGTACAGAAACTAGATTTACAAATGCCACAAGTTGGTAGATGGCTACCAGGTTATGGTTTCTCTGTATGGGTAATTAGAGAGAAGAGAGATGCTAATGGTACACCTTACCCTTGTGCAGAACTTCGTGATCCATACAACTGTTTCCCAGGTTACTTCGGTGCAGATCAGCAGCCTAAAGATATGGCTATTGTTAGAAGAGTTCCTAAAGAAGCTCTTGCTAGGTCTTATCCAAAATATGCAAATCAGATAATGAACAA